GCTGCATTTGAGGAACAGCAGGCTATGGCACAGGTTGAGAAAGAGATTTCTCGGCTCCAATCCAAGTATCAGGATTTTGACTCAACTGAAGTAGTGAACGCTGCCCTCCGAGTGGGAACTACTGATTTGGATTCAGTCTATAAGCAGATTGCTTTTGACAAGATTATGGCTCGGCAGGAAGCCGAACGTGCCGGACGAGAACAACTGGCTGCTCGTGAGCAACAGGTGATTGAGTCCAAGCGTGAGGCTTCTGTTATTTCCGGTGGTTCTAACCCGACGGGGGCAGGAATGGTACAGGAAGCAGAACCTATCAGGTCAATCCGTGATGCTTGGGCTGCTGCCAAGCAAGAACTTAACGCAAACTTCTAACCTAGAAAGGTGGCATTATGCCCGCTGGTAACTCTAACTTTGATACACTTTTGTCAACTACGCTTGCGAACTATCGTGACCAGTTGACCGACAACGTGTTCACCGCACGTCCGTTGACCTACTTCCTTACCGACAAGGGACGCATCCGCATGTTGGATGGCGGTACCAAGATTGTTGAGCCTCTGATTTATGGTCAGAACTCTACGGTTGCTTCGTACTCCGGTTACGACACCATCTCCCTTACCGCACAGGCTGGCATCTCGGCAGCCGAGTACGATTGGAAGCAGTACGCTGCATCCATCGCTATCTCCGGTATTGAAGAAGCCAAGAACAACGGTGAAGCCGAAATCATTAACCTCCTTGAAGCCAAGATTATGCAGGCTGAGGAGTCAATGCGTGAAGGTTTTAACCAAATGTTCTTTGGTGACGGCACCGGCAACTCGGGCAAGAACTGGAACGGTCTTGGTAACCTCGTTGAGTCGGGCAACACCGTTGGTGGTATTGACTCGTCGGACGCACTGAATGATTGGTGGCGTTCATACGAGGAGAACACCGCTGGTGCTTTGACCCTCGCTCAGATGGCAACCGCTTACAACAGCGTGTCGGTCGGCAACGACCACCCTGACATGGTGTTGACCACGCAGACCCTGTACGAAAAGTACGAGGCGTTGCTCCAGCCACAACTCCGTTACACCGACACCAAGACTGCAGACGCTGGATTCCAAAACCTGCTGTTCAAGGCTGCTCCTGTGACCTACGATGTCCACGCACCTGCCGGTACGATGTTCTTCTTGAACAGCAAGTACCTCACGCTGGTCGGTCACTCGGGCAAGTGGTTCCAGCAGACAGAGTTTGTCCGTCCGGAAAACCTTGATGCCCGCTACGCACTCATCATGTGCTACGGTAACCTTACGTGCCGTAACCGTGAGAAGCAGGGCAAGTTGACCGCTAAGACCGCCTAGGTTTTAGTCAACATATGCTATAGTCCCCGACAGGCGTTGGGGAACGCAATGGATAATGGTGGGGGGAGAAAGCCCCCCACCATTTCTATTTATACGGAGTATTTATGGCAGCCAAAAAGATGACCGTCGGTGACGCTTATGCCAAAGCAAAGAAGTCCAATGTTGGAGGTACGTTGACCAAAGGTTCCAAGCGTGCCCAGCAGGTCAAGCGTGAATCCAAGTCGCAGAACCCTAGTGCCCGTAATAAGGTTGGTGCCAAGCCGAAGAATAAGCCTGGACCTTGGGATGATATTGCACGTGGTGTATCTAAGGGTGCAAAGATTGCTGATGCTGTAGTCAAGTCTATTGCCAAACCTGCGTACGACCCGATTGGTTCTGCTAAGGATGCTGCTGTTGGTTTGGCTAAGGATATTAAGAATAAGAATCTTGCTGGTTTGGGTTTGCAGGCTGCTAGTGCTATTCCTGTTGGGCGTTTGGGTACTGCTGCTGCTACTGCAGCAAAAGGTGCTATGGCTGCTGGTGCTGTAGCGAAGGCTGCTAGTGCTGCTTCCAAGGCTGCTACTGCCGGTGGTGTTGCACGAACAGCGGGGGCTGCAGCAAAGGCTGCTGCCACAACAGCCAAGACTGTGAGTAAGCCTAGGAGTTCTAGTGCTGCTGCCCGAAGTGCTATTAATGCTGCGAAGAAAACTGCAGGCACTCGTGTCACTACGGCGACTGGTGATGTGAAGAAGGCTACGGAGGAGTTGGGTAACGTGCGTCGTGCTATGGCGCAGTTTAAGGGTCCGAAGAATAATGGTCGTCAGTTGTCGTCGGGTTGGGCTGCTTTGAAAAAGAAGGAGGCTCAGGCTCAGAACCGTTTGCGTACTGAGATGGCTAAGGCTCAGGAGGCTGGCAAGGCTGCTGAGAATATGAAGAAGGTCGGTGTTGAAAAGCCGAAGCAGCGTGATACCAGTATGGGTTCTACGACTGTGGGCAAGAAGGGCGATGGCGGTGTGCCGTTGCCTGTTAACACCAAGATGTATTCCAAGATTCCTAAGAACACCAAGGATACTGCTAACGTGCCGTTGGAGAAGAACCAGCGTTACGCCTACGAGGCTGACGAAATGAAGCGCCTTGAAGGCAAGGAGCGTTTTTGGAAGAAGGAACAGCGCCGGATGGAAAGTAAGAAGAAAACTTCTGAAGCCAATAAGGCACGCCAAACGAAGGTTGATGCCACATCCAAGGAAGCCCGTGTGAAGGCAAACTGGGCTGACATTAAGAAGAAGGCTGAAACTGGTGGTCCTCGTGCTAAGGAACGTGCTGAGCGTTTTAAAAAGTTTTGGGCTGAACAAGGCATGAATCTTAAGTAGGAACAGAATACCCATATTTGATGAGTATTTCAGGTTCTGTCCCCGCCCACGCATATCATGGTGTACCCGTAAATGGCAGCCGTTTGGCTGCCACTTCGGGTTCTCGTATTGCTGCGCCTAGTGGACCGTTTATTGGTCGTGGCAACAAGTGTGTTGCCAACGACGATAGTTGTGAGGGCATGCGTGCTAAAGGCACCGAGTACTGCATGGGGCATATCCGCAAGTACAAGCCTGTTGTTAGCGAGGACAATCCGGAGGTGACTGATGGCGTATAGTTCTATGACTGCTCCGCAGTTGCGTAATACTGTCCGTCAGATTGTGGACCTTGATACAGACGATTTGCCTGATAGTTTGTTGGACCTTTATATCCGTGACGGCTATTACCGTATTTTGGATTTGCATAATCGCTGGTCTTGGTTGGAGACAAGTTTCTCGTTCCAAACTATTCCTAATGGTAGAACGTATTTGGTGTCGGGTTTTACTGCTGACCCGATTGCTCAGGTTGTTTCTATTGTGGACAATACTGCTGTTGGTAACCGGTTGCAGATGATTGGTTATGATGAGGCTGAGGCTGTTTATGTTGGGGCGTATGATATTGCTGGCGACCCAATGTTTTATGCGGTGTGGAATGACCGTATCCACTTGTATCCAAAGCCGAACAATCAGAGAACTTTGACTTGTCGTGGCTATCGTCAACCGGTTGATTGGGTTGGTATTGATGGCACGGTGGACGCACATCCGAGTTTGCATTTTCCGCTGGTGTATTATGCTGTCTCTAGGGTTTATCAGCAGTTGGAAGATGCACAGATGTCTGCTATCTATAAGCAGTCGTTTGATGAGGGTGTTGCGTTGGCTGCTTCCAACGTCAACAAACCGACTAGCCATACACCGATGATTATGTCGCATGGGGCGACTGCTGGTCACCCCACCTACAAGGGATGGTTGCAGGCTCTCGGTCGTAATCTAGGACAGTAGGACAGTAATGGCTGAACTGAATATCTTTGAGCAGAAAGACTTTACTGGCGGGCTGAACCTTCGGTCCGACCAGTTTCAGTTGTCTGAGAATGAATCGCCAAAGATGTTGAATGTGGAGATTGACCCTAGAGGCGGAGTGTTCTCTAGGGGCGGGATGGTGCGGATTAATGACACAGCGATTAGTGGCACGTGGGACCCGCAGAAACTGACAGCGTTTAGCGGGGATGGAACTACTCCGAATGTAATGCTGTCTAATGGCACCAAGGTTTACAGGTCAACTGGTGGGAACTTTAGCACGTTGCAGTTTTCTGCTGGTAACGATGTGGTCGCCAACAGTCCGCATGGTGCTTGCATGGCGGTGTGGGGCGACACATTATATATTGCTACAGGTACTGCTGTTGTGTCCGGCGGGTATTCGTGGAAAACTAGTCAGACTTACGCTACACCGATTACTGCCTCTAGTTACGCTCCTCATGCTTGGCAAACGGTTGCTACGCCTAGTGAAGTTAAGATGCCTCAATGTGAACATCTTGCTGTTCACGCTAGCCGGATGTGGGCTGGGCAAACAACAGAAGATGTTGCTGGTACAACAACAACATTCCCTAACAGGCTTCGTTATTCTATTACTGGTACTGCTACTAACTGGAACTCTAATGCATATTTTGATTTGCTTGGCGGTGGGAATGGCATTACGGGGATGGCTGTCGCAAACGGCTCCCTAGTGGTGTTCAAACCCAACGCTGTATATATTATTTACGGCAACGACCCAAGTAACTTTGGTGTCATCCAACTCAGCGACAAGTTGGGATGCCAGTCCCACCATGCGTTTGCTGTTGCAGATAATGGTGTTTACTTCTATGCGCTTGGTAGAGGGTTGTTCTTCACCGATGGCAGTAGCATCGTGGAAGTATCCACGAACATTAAACCGATTATAGATTTGGGTTATGTTTCGTCATCCTCTACCGAAGGTGTTACTGTTTCTTGGATTGGTGGACGGCTGTGGTTGTCCTTGCCTTACGCAGAGTCGGGTTCTATCCCGACGGTTGCAACTGTCAACTTTGTTTTTGACCCATCTCTTGCTGCCTTTACAATGTTCAAGACCGCCGACGACTATGGTGTCGTAGGCGGTTGTGACTTCCGTGGTGCAAACAATGTGGAGTATCGCCTAATGGCTCACCCCACACAGCCGTATGTTCTCAACGTGGACAGGTACGCTGACGAATCAGATGTCATTACTACTACTGGTCAGGGTTTTGCTAGTTACTATAAAACGAAATGGTTTGATGCTGGTTCGTATATGCAGAAGAAGATGTTTCGCAGACCTGATGTGGTGCTGAAGGAATCTTCTACTAACCAGTCTATCAACGTCAAGGTGTGGCATAACTTTGATGAGGCTGATAGTAACTGGAAACGTGAGTTTGATATTGAGCAGACTATTCCGACAATCAGTACGTGGGGTACTGCTTTGTGGGGTACTGGCATTTGGGCTGTTGGTGCTGCGTCTAGCGTCATTAGGACTGGTAAGAATCTTGGTATGGCTAGGACTGTTCAGTTGCAGTTTACTGGTCCGCTTAATCAGGCTTGGGGAATCAACAGTATTGGATACAAGTTTAACTCTAGAAGGGTTGGGGGCTGATGGCTACTTTGACTATTCCTTATTCGTTTGTCGTCGGAACAACTATTGTTCCGTCGGAGATGAACAGTAACTTTGGTGCTGTCAAATCTTTTGCTGAATCTATTTCGGCGGGAACAAGCATTGATGCTGGCGCTATTACGAGCGACAAGTTGGCTAGCGCAACGGTGCAGTTGTTGGCTCCTACTGGTGTGGTAAATGCGTTTGCTGGTTCTGCTGCTCCGACTGGCTGGTTGTTGTGTGATGGTACTGCGGTATCTCGTGCTACGTATGCTGCTTTGTTTACATTGATTGGCACGGCGTATGGTGCCGGTGACGGCACGACTACGTTTAACTTGCCTAACCTTAAAGGTCGTGTTCCTGTTGGTCGTGATGCTGCTCAGACTGAGTTTGATGTGTTGGGCGAAACTGGTGGTGCCAAAACACATTCGTTGTCTGTCAGCCAGTTGCCAGCGCACCAACACGGCATTGACCACGACCACGCCTCGTTCACGATTACCGGTGGCACCCACAACCATACTTTCCAAAACGCAGACAACAGCCCGTACAATGTTATTAACATGGCAGACGCTGCTGGTTTGTTGGTTACTAGTTACACGGCAACAAACGTAGGTGGGGATGGTGGTCA